GCGAAGCCTGCGGCGGTGTGCATCATGAACACGAAAAGCCGCGCCTGATGTCTGCTGGCGAATGGCGGCCGACCGCGCTGGGCGATGGCCGTACGGCAGGGTTCCACCTGTCATCGCTCTATTCCCCTTGGGAGACATGGGCCGAGATCGCGCAGGAACATGCCCGCGTCGCCAAGGATCCTGCCCGCCTTCAAGTCTGGGTCAACACCAAGCTGGGCGAGTCCTGGGAGGACCAGGCGGGGGACACCGTTCCGGCCGATCCCCTCATGGCACGGCGCGAGGATTGGGGCAGCGACCTCGCCCAAGGCGCGGCCGTGCTGACCGCAGGCGTCGATGTGCAGGGCGACCGGATCGAAGTGCAAATCGTCGGCTGGGGCCGTGACGAAGAAGCGTGGGTCACCGATTACCGCGTGCTCTGGGGCGACCCTTCCGGCCCGCGCCTGTGGTCGGATCTGGATGGCGTGCTGAACGGCACCTATGGCGGCCTGCCCGTTCGCGCCGTTGCGGTGGACACCGGCGGCCACCACACCAAGATGGCCTATGAGTTCTGCCGCACCCGCCTCGCCCGCCGCATCTGGGCGATCAAGGGACGCGGTGGCCCGGGCATCCCGGTCTGGCCCCGCCGCCCCACCCGCAGCAACAAGGCAAAGATCCCGCTGTTCATCGTCGGCGTCGATGCCGTGAAGGACGCGGTCTACGCCCGCCTGAAGCTGTCCGAACCCGGCCCCGGCGCCATCCACTTCCCCCGCCGCCTCGATGCCGACTACTTCCGGCAACTGACCGCTGAACGCGTCGTCACCCGCTTCGAGAAGGGTCGCCCCATCCGCTCCTGGCAACCCAAGCGCGACGGCGAACGCAACGAAGCGCTGGACACCTTCGTCTACGCCCACGCCGCCCTACACGGGCTGATCAGCATGGGGATGCGGTTGAACGAGGAGCCAGTGAGGGTCTCGTCGGTACCGACGCAAGTGGGCACAGCAGTTGCTCCGATAATCCGATCTACATGGATGCGGTGACACCGACACTGCCGGTCGCATGCCATACCGTGCAATCGCAGACGGTGGTCAACGAACCCCATAGACGCTCGCTCGCCTATCGCCTATTCTTTGTGAATGAAACTCGAAGACGCTATTGAATACATCTCTGATTACAAGGCCAAGAACCCTCGCGCGGACAAAGCAGCCGTCCAACAGGCGTTCGTTGAGTGGTGCAGCCCCATGCGCGCGAGGAGCGTCTGGGTCTGCACGGGTTTTTCCGTTCGCTTTTCACAGGCGTCCGGAAATGGCTTCTCGAACACGGTGCTATCTTTATCCGCACTGCAAAGCCACGATACGATGCCCTTCGTTGTTGCTTTAGTCCGTGAAAATGACGTGAAGTTTTTTCTCGCAAACACAACCCTTCTGAAGAAAATCAGCCACAGCTCACATCAACTCCGTCTCGACAATATTAAAGGCAGTTTTAACGGTTCGGATATAATGAGCGAATACGAGGGCATAGAAAACTCGCCGAACAAATTTGAAATTCTATTTGCTCAGCACTCCGCCTTCACTTGGGAAGAAAATCTAGAGCGATTGGTGGAGGCAACTAACGCAATCGTTGGGTATGACCGACGCTTCCGACCTAGCAATGAACAACTTGACATGCTCTGGGACGCACCCAATCGGGCAAAGGCATCACTGGTGGACCCAGATTTCAATGCCACCGAGATCGCACTTGTGGGTCGGGTAAATGAATTGGCGGGTGAAATACTGAAGGCCGCAAGCGTCGACAACGTCAATTTGCGCGGCAACGCAATTGAGCAACTCCTGACTGGAGGCGGGAATGCTCACGAACTAGGCGATCTAAAGTACAATATCGGTGACGGAAAACGTCTCATTGTAGACATCAAGACCAAGCTAATCGACAGAGCCTCTGCTCCGAAGGCCTACAACATCGACAAAATGCTGTCATTTCTTTCTGAGCCAAACTCGGTTTTTGCTTTCCTCATAATTGGCGTATGCATAAGTGATCAAACAGTAACTGCTCGACTACTACCAATCTTTGACACCGCGCTCTTGCAGGCCACGGGTGTCCAACACCACTGGGCAGGACGAACTTCGCGCGGCGTGACTCAGCTTTCTGGTCGATTTGGCCGCGCGAGTGCGGCAGACTATGTGCCCTCAATAGACTTGGCAGAGAGCGAACGCTTCTTGAAGAAGCTTGTAGAGCTTTAGAAAAGCGACTCTTGCTCACTATTCTTGTCTACTTTCGAAACTCCTGCATTCGTCACCTTTGTTGTCCCATTGATAGCATTGAGTGTGTTTCTCTCCCAGAAAACAGCATCTGCATAGCCTTGAATAGGGCTGCCCTTGGACGCTTGGTCAAGACGATACGCAGAAAGCAACGCATACTCTTCCACACACTCTATTCCAATGAATTTACGCCCAAGCTTTTTTGCAACAACTGAAGTCGTCCCGCTGCCCAAAAAAGGGTCCAACACAACATCCCCCGGGTTTGAGCTGGCAAGAATCAACTTCGCAAGTAGTTTTTCACTCTTCTGTGTTGGGTGGTCTGTATTCTCAGGCATAGACCAAAACGGAATGGTGATGTCAGTCCAGATGTTTGAGGGGTGGGTATCGCGAAAGTTTCCATTAACGCCCTCGCTCCAGTCCTTTGGACTTCCGTCATTATCTCGATAAGGTGCAATCACTTTTCTGCGCAGCTTCACGGATTCAACATTGAACTTGTATTCATCACCCTTGGTGCAAAACCAAATATCTTCGCTACTATTCTTCCAATTTGCCTTTGCGCCGCGCCCCTTTTCCCGCTCCCAAGTTATTCTGTTTCTCACAACGAACCTCTCGGACGCTGCGGCGAAGATCGATGTGGAGGTATGCCAATCGCCACAAATGTATATGCTTGCTGTTTCCTTTAGACAGGGCATGAAGGCGTCAAGGACCGCAGATAGCCAATCTGTGTACTCATCAACTGTCCGCTTTCGGAAGCGGTTACCCCCAAAGTCCTTGTTCAAGTTATAGGGCGGATCTAGGACGAGAAGATCGACAGATGCAGGTTGCAATCTTGGTGCAATTCGCAAGCAGTCACCAAGATAGGTGACATCAAGCGCGCACGGGTCAAATTTCTCATCAGAAACAACACAGCGTTTTAGTATATCGCGCTTATGCTCCGACAGTGAGATCGTTCGATTTCGTGGAGCGCGGTTCTTTTCGACCATCGGGATCCTCGTTTCTTGAGTTGCACGCAATTTTCACGTTCATAGCGCATCCGAACGCAAGAGGCCACGAGACATCGCCTTGATAGACTGCCGGTCCTTCAATCATAGGCATGGCTAGCCAGGTTCACCGTCGCCGATTCCCGACCTTTCCCAATCGCTCTGATACCCCGGCGACGCTGGACGTGAGACACTCCGCGCTATGCGGACGCTCTTTCATCGCCTTTTCGGCCTCACACGCACGCGCGGTTTTGACGCTGCGGGTGGTGGCCGTCGTTGGGAGGGGGCGCGGACGGTCGATGGGCTGAACACGGCGATCCTCGCGGGCGCGACCACGGCGGCGCGACGTGCGGGATGGTATGCGCGCAACAACCCTTGGGTCGCGGCGGCGGTGGACAGCCTAGTGGGCAACGTCGTCGGGGCGGGGATCAAGCCGCAGTCCACCCATCCCGATAGGGCGGTGCGCGAACGGCTGCAGGTGCTATGGCTGCGCTGGACAGATCATGCCGATCCAGGTGGGCTGGCCGATTTCTACGGGCTTCAGGCTATGGCCGTGCGGGCGATGGTCGAAGGCGGTGAGAGTTTCGCCCGGCTGCGCGTCGTTGCTGATGCCCCTGCTGTCCCGCTCCACATCGACCTGCTGGACCGGGACCAGGTGCCGCTGAATCTGCACCGCGACATCGGTGGTGGCGCGCGTATCCGGGCTGGCATTGAGTTCAACGGCGCTGGGCAGCGCACCGCCTATTGGGTGATGCGCGACCGGCCCGGCGATCCGCTGACCTCACTGCGCCTGGAACCGCTGCGCCTGCCCGCCACCGATTGCCTGCACCTGTTCAAGCCACTGGCGGCTGGCCAGTTGCGCGGGATCACCTGGCTGGCCCCGGTGCTGCTGCGGCTGCATGAGTTGGACCAGTTCGAGGACGCCGCGCTGGTCAAGGCCAAGGTGGCAGCGCTGTTCACCGGCTTCATCACCGATCCAGAAGGCACGGCAGGCGGGCTGACAGGCACCAACACCAATGGCGCGCTGACCGTCGGCATGGAACCCGGCAGCCTGATCCCCCTGCCGCCCGGCACCGACATCCGCTTTTCCAACCCGACTGAGAGCGACGCCTACGGCCCCTTCGTCAAGAACCACCTGCGCGCCGTCGCGGCCGGGATGGGCCTCCCCTACGAACTGGTCTCCGGCGATCTGGAGGGTGTCACCTATTCCTCGATCCGCGCCGGGCTGATCGAGTTTCGCCGCCGCGTCGAGCAGTTGCAGCACAACGTCGTCGTGCACCTGTTCTGCCGCCCGGTCTGGGACCGCTTCGTGCGGCTGGCGGTGTTGTCGGGCGAGTTGCCTGCGCGCGATTTTGACCGCGATCCAGCCGCCTATCTAGGCTGCGAATGGCTCCCACCGAAGTTCGATTATGTCGATCCGAAGAAGGACGTCGAGGCAGAGATCCTCGCCATCAACGCCGGTCTCAAGAGCCGCAGGCAAGCGATTTCCGAACGGGGCTACGACGCCGAACAGGTCGATGCCGAGATTGCCGCCGACAAGGCGCGCACTGATGCGCTGGGCCTGAGCTTCGGTACGCCGCTCGCCGCCAAGGAGGACATTCCCCATGAATGACATCGTCACGCTTCTGACCCGCCGCGCCGACCTGGCTCCGTCCAGCGCCAACCGCGATGATCGCACCGTCGAGGTGATCTGGTCCACCGGCGCCCCCGTGCGCCGCCGCGACATGGCTGGTCCGTATGTCGAACGCCTCAGCCTTGCGCCCGAGGCGGTGGACCTGTCGCGCCTGCAAGGAGCCAGCGTACTCGATGCGCATCGACAGTCTGCCGTGCGCGATGTGCTCGGCAACGTGCAATCCGCAGCCGTTGATGGCCAGCGCGGCACGGCGCTGATCCGGTTCTCGGCCCGGCCAGAGGTGGAACCGCTCTGGCAGGACGTGCTGTCCGGGATCCTGCGCCATGTCTCAGTCGGCTATTCCGTCGAAGAATGGGCCGAGACCACCGAGAGCGGCGCGCGCGTTCTGACCGCCGTTCGCTGGACGCCCCACGAGATTTCCCTTGTCCCCACCCCGGCTGACCCCGGTGCCCGCATCCGCATGGAGACCGATATGCCCGACACCATCACCCCGCCCGAGACGCAGACCCGCGCCGCGATCAACACCGAGATCCGCTCCATCGCCCGCATCGCCGGGCTGGACCAGTCCTGGATCGACGGCCAGATTGACGCGGCCGCTGATGCCGACACAGCCCGTCGTGCGGCTTTCGAGGCGCTGGCCAGCCGCAGCGCGCCGACGATCCGTACCGAACAGGTGCGTGTTGAGATGGGCGAAAGCCAGGACGACCCGGCCCTGCGCACCCGCCAGATGGGCGAGGCCCTCTACGCGCGCATCAACCCGCGCCATGAACTTTCCGGCCCGCCGCTATGCCTATGCCACGCCCGTGGACATGGCCAAGGAACTGCTGACCCTGCGCGGCGAGTCCACGATGGCGCTGTCGCCTGCCAGCCTTGTCACCCGCGCCCTGCACACGACGTCAGATTTCCCGATCATCCTCGGCAACACCGTGGGCCGGGTGCTGCGCGATGCTCACCAAGCCGCGCCCTCGGGCATCCGCCGCCTCGGCCGCCAGACTTCGGCGCGGGATTTCCGCTCAGTGAACAAGATCATGCTGGGTGAAGCCCCCCTGCTGGAAAAGCTGAACGAACACGGAGAGATCAAGGCCGGGACGATGGCCGAGGCGCGCGAAGCCTACAAGATTGAGACCTGGGCCAAGAAGATCGGCATTACACGGCAGGTGCTGGTCAACGACGACCTTGGCGCGTTCTCGGACCTCGCGCGCCGCATGGGCCAGGGGGCCGCCGAAACCGAGGCGCGGATCCTCGTCACCCTGCTGGAGGCGAACAGCGGCAACGGCCCGACCCTGTCGGACACCAAGGCGCTGTTCCATGTCGATCACGGCAACAAGGCGGCCAGCGGCGCGGTGATTTCCGATGCCACCCTGTCCGCCGCCCGGCTGGCGCTGCGCACCCAGAAAGGCATCGATGGGCGCATCATCCGCGTCACGCCGAAGAACCTGCTGGTGCCGCCCGCGCTGGAGACCGTGGCCGAGAAATGGCTGGCGACCATTGCGCCCGCTACCGCAGCTGATGTGAACCCGTTCTCGGGGGCGATGTCGCTGGTCGTCGAACCGCGTCTCAGCAGCGCGACCCGGTGGTATGTCACCGCTGATCCGAGCGAGATCGACGGCCTCGAGTTCGCATACCTCTCGGGCAACGAGGGGCCCCAAGTGGAAAGCCGGTCGGGCTGGGACGTGGACGGCGTGGAAATCCGGGTGATCCTGGACTTCGGCGCAGGCTTCATTGACCACCGCGGCTGGTTCCAGAACGCAGGCGCGTAATGGCAGACCTCGCCCAACTCACCGCCTGGCGCGATGCCCTGATGGCCGCCCGCTATCAGGGCGTCCGCACCGTCGAATACGACGGCAAGTGAACCAGACCGGGTTTACCGGAGAGCAAAAAGCTCGGAAGGTAAGCTATGAACAAAGGAAACCCAGGGAACCGTTTTTCGACTGAGGTACGCGCCCGTGCGGTGCGGCTGGTCTTGGAAAATGAAGCGGATTATAAATC